GACGAAGTGGTGGCCAGGCAAGAGCTGTTCCATGTGAAAAACAAGCTCAAGGGCCTGGTCACCGGCACCAGCATCCGAATCAACCCAAAGAACGTGGCCGCGCATGATGAGAGCAACCACGTCAACCTGGTGTTTCTGTCCAATGAGAGCCAGCCGCTGGTGCTGGAGAAAGACGACCGGCGCTACACCGTCATCCACACGCCGGAAAAGCTGAGCGAGGCCTTTTACCAGGACGTGCGCGACGAGATCAACGCGGGCGGCATCGCCGCGTTGCACCACTACCTACTGCAGCTCGACCTGGGCGATTTTGACGAGCACACCAAGCCGCCCATGACCCAGGCCAAGCAGGCGTTGATCGAGGTCAGCCTTGACAGTGTGCAACGCTTCCTCAATGAGTGGCAGCACGGCGAGGTAAAAAACGCCCACTTTGTGCCGTGTCTCGGCTCGCACCTGTACGTGACCTACAAAAAATGGTGCGAAGCGTCTGGCGAGCGCTCACCGCGCTCGCTGGCGCAGTTTATCGGCACCATCAAGAACCTGCCGCGATGGCGGGCTGGCCAGCCGCTGCAAACGTGGGAGACGCTGCTGAACAAGACGGTGAAGAACCGCAAGATGGTCATCCCGCCCGATGATTTGCTGGCAACGTACACCGAACCGGTTGAAAAAGGCGACAAAACTCAGGCCCACTGGCTGACCGCGTGTTTTTTCACATTCGCCCAGGCGCTGGAGCTCGAATGAACGCACTACGCCAACTACGGCACCCACTACGCCAGCCACTACGCTGCAAATCCGCGCCAACACTTGCGCACTACGGCACTACGCCTGTTTTCTCACACGTATGTGTGCGTGCGTGCGCACATGCGTGCGCGCACGCGCCCACGCGAATTTCTTCCCGTAGTACCTGTAGTGTGAGTAGTGATGCGGGTTGGAGGCGTAGTTTGTTACAAATTTCCCGTAGTAGCAGCGGTAGTGGGTTGTTTTCGGAAGAGAGGGCGGCTTGAATGTGGCTCTACGCACCCTCGAAATCTGTGCCGGCGTGGGCATGCTTGGCGAAGGACTGCGAGCCGGGCTCCAGCACCTGGGCCTCTCGCATCGCACCGCATGTTACCTGGAGCGGGAAGCCTACCCAGCCGCTGTTATTGCAGCGCGCTGCGAAGAAGGCAGCCTGGACCCGGCACCTGTGTGGAGCGACCTACTCACCTTCGACGCTGCGGCATGGCATGGCGCAGTGGATTGCATCGCTGCGGGATTCCCCTGCCAAGACCTCAGCCTCGCCGGACGCCGGGCCGGGCTTGACGGCAAACGCTCCGGGTTGTTCTTCAACATCCTCGACATTGCCGACGCTTGCGGTGCGTGGCTCTTGTTTTTGGAGAACGTCGCAGGCATCGCTTCTGCCACCAGTACCGTTATGGACGAAGTTGCCGCCGCCGAAATTACTGGTGAATCCTACCGACCTGCCGGAACAGGAGGCGGAAGCATTGACAGCCAAATTCTCGAAGCGGATGGCGTTGTACTTGAAAGAGCAGCCGCCCGAGTCTTGGGAGAACTGGCCGACCGCGGGTGGAATGCGGAATGGCTCACTCTTTCAGCGTCCGATGTGGGTGCCAGCCATGGGCGTGAGAGGTGGTTCTGCCTTGCGTGGCGACAACCAGTGGATGACGCCCAACGTGCCAAATGGCGGCAGGCATGTGCCCCCGGAACTGGTGGTCAGCAAGGGAATGACGGAGGATGGACAGAAACGCACAGTGGGCCTGGAGAGCCAGTCGAAATACTGGGCCACACCGAGGGCGAACGATGCCGAGAAGCGCGGCAATGTGGCTGCACGGGAATTCCCGGAGCTGGTCAGCCAGTCGCAAGCATGGCCCACCCCCCGCAGCACGGACGGAACCAAGGGCGGCCCGAATCAAGCGGGGAGCAAGGGCGACCTGATGCTGCCGAGTGCGGCTGCGCAATGGCCGACACCAGCAGCCCGGGATGCCAAGGGAGCGAACTCGGAAGAGCACTGCACGGTCACTGGGGGGGGGCGGAAACACATGGACCAGTTGAGCAACTTCGTCGCCCACTCTTCGCACCCGGCCCTGCAGACCCCGCATGGACAGGAATCATCGAGCACGAGCCCTGCCTCGCCCCGGCGCTTGAACCCGATTTTCGGGGAGTGGTTGATGGGGTGGCCTTTGACATGGACGACTGCCGAGCCCAGCGCCTCAAGTGCATTGGCAACGGCGTTGCACCGGCGCAAGCTGGCTGCGCATTTGTTGTGCTTGCTCGACGGGCTGGAATCTTCGGAATGACGCCATGACCCTCTGCACCCAAACCCAGCTCGCCGGGCACCTCGGCAAGGACAAGAGCTACGTCACCCGGCTCAAGCAGGCCGGGCGGCTGGTGCTGGGGGAGGGTGGGCAGGTGGATCTGGAGCTCAGCTTGCGCCGCATTGCAGACACTGCCGGGGGGCGGGACGACGTGGCTGCGCGGCATGCCGCGGCTCGGGGTGACCAGGCTGCAGGCCAGCCCGAGATGCCCAAGGGGCACGAGACGCGCGTCAGCGCCCAGACCCGCAAGGAAATGGCCCAGGCTGATGTGGCTGAGATGGAGCGGGACGTGATGCGCGGCAGGCTGATCGAGCGCGAGCAGGTGGAGCAGGCCCTTGCCGACCTGGTGTCGTTTGCCCGCCAGGGCATGGAGAACCTGCCCCACCGCGTGGCCGCGCAGCTGGTGGGCAAAGACTTCGACCAGATCATGGCCACGCTGCGGCAAGAGGTGGTTGCGATGATGACCGACACCCACAAAGAGGCCGGCAAGCGGCTGGCTGAGTTGACGAGAGGGGCGGGCACGTGATCCTTGTTTCTTGCTCAAGCGGGAAAGACAGCACCGCAACCCTGCTCGAAGCCCTGGACAGTCATCCAGCCAGCGAGGTTATGACTGCATTTGCCGATACTGGTAATGAGAACAAGCTAGTTTATGAATACCTAGACTATCTGAGCAATCGGCTGGGAATTGAAATCAAGGTCTTAAGGCAGGATTTTACGGAATGGTGGTGGCGTCGGCGCGACTATGTGCGTGACAAGTGGGCCGACAAGGGGGTGGATGAAAAGACGATTGCTAGGGTGCTGGCCGTCTTTGAAAAAGGACCGACGGGCAATCCGTTCTTGGACCTCTGCATCATCAAAGGTCGATTCCCGAGCCGCAAGGCACAGTTCTGCACCCAGTTTCTAAAGACCGAACCGCTGACTGAGTACGCGATGCAATTGGTCGAGAAATACGGCCACGTCGAAAGCTGGCAGGGTGTGCGCGCCGACGAGTCGGCCAGCCGGGCTAAGTTGCCCGAGCGGGAAGACCTTGGGAACGGCCTGACCATCTACCGCCCAATCCTGCACTGGAACGTCGCCCAGGTCTTCAAGAAGCATGCCGACCACGGACTGGAGCCGAACCCACTGTATCGCCAGGGCATGGGCCGCGTGGGCTGCATGCCGTGCGTGAACGCCGCGAAGGATGAAGTTCTGGAGATCAGCAAGCGCTTTCCCGAGCAGATCGACCGCATCGAGGAATGGGAGGCGGCTGTTGGCATGGCCAGCAAGAGGCAGAACGCCACCTTCTTTCCGGCCCCTGGCGCCAACGACACCGCCCATGAGCGCGGCAGCATCCGCAGGGTTGTGGAGTGGAGCCAGACCAAACGTGGCGGACAACTTTACGACTGGATTCGGATCAATGAAGAGCCGAAGGCCTGCGCAAGCGCCTACGGGCTTTGCGAATGAGTGAAAAAACAATGACTAAAACCAACGCACCGACTGCATGGGCAAAGATTTTCATGGCGGGAGACATTGAAATTGGGAAACAGGTCTGCCGTGAATATTGCTTTTTAGTTGGTCTGTGCGTCACCGTGCAACCAGCGGAATATATCTACACGGGAGGCCAGGAGGCCGGGATGGTAGTTGGGCTGATCAACTACCCACGCTTTCCATCTTCTCAGGAAGACATCAATGCAAAAGCAGAAGCGCTCGCCAATCTCATGATGGAGCGCTGCTGCCAGCACTCCTTCACCATCATGGACCCAGTTGAGACACGGTGGTTTAGTCGTAGGGAAGCCGCATAACCATGGGCGCCTCCCACCTCCACCACCTCGCCCTGCGCGCGTTCGATCGCGGGTGGAAGCCCAAGCAGCGGCTGACTGTCTCGGAATGGGCGGATGCGAACCGGGTGCTGTCTGTGGTGGGCAGCGCGGCGCCGGGGCCTTGGCGCACTTCGCGCACGCCGTTCTTGCGCGAGATCATGGACCAGTTGTCTGAGGACTCGCCGGCCAAGATGGTGGCGTTGATGAAGTCCAGCCAGGTGGGCGGTACCGAACTTGGCAGCAACTGGCTGGGCTACATCATGGTGCACGCCAAGGGGCCCGCCGCGGTGCTGATGCCGACCGAGAAGTCGCTCAATGACTGGGTGTCGCAAAAGTTTGAGCCCATGGCCACCGAAACGCCGTCTGTGGCCGCGGTGCTGGCGCGGCGCAACAACAATTCATCAGACAACAACGCGCAGCGCAAAAAGTTCATCGGCGGCATTCTGTATTTCAAGACGGCCGGCAGCACGGCCGAGCTGAAGAGCAGCAGCCTGCGCTACGCCCTGGCCGATGAGGTGGACGAGTGGGACTGGACCACCACGCAGGGCGACCCGCTGGGCCTGGTGGAGGTGCGGCTCACCACGTTTTTTGATGGCAAGCTGTTTGTGCCCAGCAGCCCCACGATGAAAGACGCCAGCCGCATTGAAGAGCTGTTTGACAATGGTGATAGGCGCCGCTACCACGTGCCGTGCCCGCACTGCGGCGAGCTGCAGCACCTGGTGTGGGCCAATCTGAAATGGCGCAAGCACCCGGACAACCCGCGCCGCATCGTCGATGCCTGGTACGTATGCAAAGAGTGCGGCGGCGAGATTGCCGAGCACCACAAGCCCGCCATGCTGCCCGAGCTGGGGCACGGTGGCCAGGCGCGCTGGGTGGCCGCGGCGCCAGATGCGCCGTACCCCAGCTACCACATCAGCGCGCTGTACTCGCCCATTGGCCTGGGCCTGAGCTGGCGCGAACTGGCGGCAGAGTGGATTGCCGCGCAGGACGACCCGGCCAAGCTGATGCGCTTCATGAATACGCGCCTGGGCGAGACCTGGGCCGACCGCAGCAAAGACATCAAGGCCAACGCGCTGGAGGCCCGGGCCGAGCCGTACCAACTGCGCACCGTGCCGCAGGGCTGCCTGATCATCACCGTGGGCGTGGACGTGCAAGACAACCGGCTCGAGGTGCAGGTGCTGGGCCACGGCAAGGGCGAGCGCAACTGGACGCTTGACTACCACGTGCTGCCCGGCAACCCGGCCGATGATTCGGTGTGGGAGGCGCTGGCCGCCTATGTGAACGCAGTGCGCTTTGCCAACGCCTTTGGCCGCGAGCTGGTGAGCGAGGCCTGCGCCATAGACACCGGTGGCCACCACACCCATGCGGTGTATGCCTTTGTGCGCGCCGGGCGCGTGCGCCGGGCCCTGGCCTGCAAGGGCGCCAGCAGCCCGGGCCGCAGTATTTTGGGCAAGCCCAGCGCGCAGGATGTCAACTGGCGCGGCATCACGCAAAAGCGCGGCGTCATGCTCTACATGGTGGGCGCCGACACGGCCAAGCACCTGCTCTACAACCGCCTGAACGGCGACGCCGACAAGCCCAGCGACGAGCGCAAGGTGCATTTCAGCAACCAGCTCGAATCGGCCTATTACGACCAACTGGTGAGCGAGACCTTTAACCCGCGCAAAAACCGCTGGGAGATCAAAAAAGGCAAGCGCAACGAGGGGCTGGACACCTGGGTGCTAGCCTTGGCCGCCAGCCACCACCCCGAGTTGTACTTGCACAAGTGGAAGGCGGGGGATTGGGATAGGCGGGCGGCGATGCTGGAGCCGGCGGTGGTGGAAGAGGGGGCCGCGCCGGTGCCCATCAGACCCGCGGCACAGCCCGCAGCCCGCCCACTGGCCCGGCGCATTGGCCGGATTGGGGGTTTTCAATGAGCAAAGAGGTAAACAACATGATCCGCGACTTGCTGCAGATGGTGGAACAAGAGCTCAACGTGAAATTGCCAGACGCCAGCGCGCACCGGGTGGAGAGCGCGCTGTGCCAGCAATACGGCGGCGAGCGCGTCTATGTGCCCAAAATGCCCAAGCGCGTGAACCAGGTGCGGCTGGTGGAGTTGGGCACGGCCTCGTCAATATTGGACCGGGCCCTGACGCTGGGGGTTACCACGCGGCGGGTGCGGCAACTTTTGAAGGGACGGTGAAACCGTGGCTACCTATGTCGATGACATGCGGGCTGGCTTCGGCCGCATGATCATGTGCCATTTAATCGCAGATACCGAGGCCGAATTATTGGCAATGGTAGACAAGATCGGCGTGGCGCGCCGCTGGCACCAGCACGCTGGAACGCACAGAAGTCACTTCGATATTGCCCTTAGCAAGAGAGCGCAGGCTGTGAAATTCGGGGCCATGGAAATCACTTGGAAGCAGCTCGGTTGTATGACGGCACGCCGCCGCATAACTGGATTGCTCGGATCTCCAGATGATGCGATCGAATGGCGCCGAAACCTTGAGGTAACCCCCGGAAATTTTTTGCCTTAACACGCCGCCGCGCAGGCGGCAGGATAGGGCAATATGAGCAATATCCCCAACCAGGAGCCGGCGAGCCTGCGCGTCGGTGATACGTGGCGCTGGACGCGTTCGCTGGCAGACTACCCGGCGCCCACCTGGGTGCTCAAGTACCGTTTCAAAAACGCCGCTGGCGGGTTTGAGATTGTCGCCACGGCCAGCGGCACGGACCAAAGCGTTACCGTGGCCGCCGTCACTACCGCCACCTATACGGCCGGCAACTACACCTGGCAGGCCTGGGTGGAGGGCGGCAGCAGCGAAAAATATACCGTTGACGATGGCAGCATGGTGCTGGAGGCTGACTACCGCGCCGCCGCCGCCAATGTGGCGCTGGATGACCGCAGCCACGCCCGCAAGATGCTGGACCAAATAGAAGCCTGGATGGAGACCCACGCCGATGGCGTGTCTCAATATGAGATTGCCGGGCGGCGCGTGTGGCTTGACAAGGCTGGCCTCATCAAGCAACACAACCATTACACGGCCATGGTGCAGAACGAGGAAAACGCCGCCAAGCTGGCGCGCGGTGAGGGCATCGGCAAGAAAATTCAATTGAGGCTGGGCTAAGCATGGACCTCATCCAGTGGGTGCGTGGCCTGTTCGGTAAACCCGCCAAGCGCAGCGGCGACTATTCGGCCACCTACGGCGGGGGCAACATGGCCGGCTTTGCCGGCGGGATGATTGGGCGCCTCACTGCCAGCATGGCCACCTGGAGCGGTGCGGTCAACGCCGATCTGGATGGCCACCTGGTGGTGCTGCGCGCGCGCGCGCGGCAACTGGCGCAGAGCAATGAGCACGGCCGGCGCTTCCTGAACCTGGTGGCCACCAACGTGGTGGGCCCCGTTGGGCCCATGCTGCAGGTGCGC